CAGAAGCAGATTTTTCAGAAGCAGATTTTTCAGAAGCAGATTTTTCAGAAGCAGATTTTTCAGAAGCAGATTTTTCAGAAGCAGATTTTTCAGAAGCAGATTTTTCAGAAGCAGATTTTTCAGAATCAGATTTATCAGAATCAGATTTACCTCCACTTAGATAATTATTATATTGTGACTTAAGATTAGATGTTTGACTTAAATAGTCTATTTCATCTAAATTATTAAAAGTTGATCCTCCATTTTGTAAAAATTTGTTATTAATATTTAATTGATGTTTTAAAGCAAGATATTTTGATTTATATTTAACATATTTTAGTTCGAATGACATGTATATAAAACAATATAAAATAAATTTTTATATATTAAAAGTTGATTTTTTTAAATATTAATCAATAGCTTAAAAGCTAATGAGTAAAAAATATATCCCTGTAGAAATTCTAGATTTGAAGATTGGTGATAATATTTTGATAAATTTTTATGATCAAAATAAAATAATTCATTCAAAGTGTGGTCATATAGAAAAAATAGATCTAAATAAATTATATGATGATGTTGAATCATTTATTAAAATAAAAAATGACAAAGGTGAATTAGAAAATATTTTGTATGAAAATTATAATTATTCTATATATTTAATTTAATTTAATTTTTTATATTCCAAAATGTGTAGCTAATTTCGGATAACAATTCCCTTCAATAATTTGTAAATTTGAGTTGTATCTTGGTCCAGTTAAAGTTTAATAATTATTAAGCGTTATTTTATTTGGAATACAAACTACTGTTTTTCTTTGGACATGGGTCTACTTTTTAATACTTCGACTAATATAATTTATTTTGAAAAAGTTACTTCAGTTTTTTCCAAAATGTTTGAATTTAATTGTTTACTCGTTAGATTATTAGCAAATTCTACAAAGCCTTCTTTAATATCATAATTTCCATTAGCTGTATAATGAAATATAGTATTAAAAAAATTTATAATTTATTTTTTGTAACAAACAACGAAATTAGGCATACCATTCCAATCTATACGACCAAACTCATGAGTATTAGGACAACAAACATGTCTTGTAACATCATAATATTGACCAGCCCGTACGTTAGAATTTAGATTTCTACTATAATTATAACTAGGATTTTTGTTTATTAATTCTAAATATTCATTCCATGCGGTTGCATTTCTATTTCTACAACTTAATTTATAATCTTCTATTTCAGTTAATTTTTGAGTTAATTGATTTCTCAGCGTATTATTTTCTTTTTTTTGTGCTTCAGAAGGTTTAGATTTAGGTTTATTTATAATAGCATCCGATTTTATAACTTTATCTAAAAGAGCTATTTGTTCATTATTTAATTTTTTTGAATTTGTTGAACATTCATCAGCAATTGCTTTTCTTTTTCCATCAACATTAAAATTTTTAATTTTTTTTTTCAATAATATTATTTTTTTTTACAATCATCTATACTTGTTCCCGCGTGTTGCATATTTGATTTAAAATTTCTTCCTAAATGGCTAAAGTTATTAGAAAAATCTTCACGAATATGATAATTACCCTCTACTGAATAATGAAACATACAAATATATAGTAGAAAATTTATTTTTAATATTTTAATTAATAAAAATCTCCTTTTAATTAATGAATAAATTAGAGTCTAGTATGAAGTGTGCCCCAAGTAAAAAATATTTAAATGGTTCGTGTTTTTCATTGGAAACACTAAAATTAATTGCTGAAAATTATAATAAAAGGAACAGTAATAAAATAAATATTAATCAATCAAAAGAATCTTTAGTTAATGATTTGGAAAATAAATTATCAGATAAATGTAGTGAACAGACATGTTGGTTAAGATTAGACATTGTTAAAGAATTAAATAATGAAGATATATTGACAAATACTTTTAGACCCAAAGGACCATCAAAAAAATATGAATGGTTAAGTACAACCCATATTAATGATGTGATAGAACAATATCATACTGTTCATAAAGATTTTTTATTTTTGGGTGCTGTACCATCTGATTTTGAAGAAATACCTATTTTAGGGATTGATAACTTAAATTTTGAAGATTTAGAAAAAAAAGGTAAAAATAAAATAGGTATGATTATAAATTTAGATGAACATTGGAAAGATGGATCTCATTGGGTTGCATTATATACTGATTTAGAAAAAAATCAAATATATTTCTTTGACTCTGTTGCAAAAAAACCAATTAAAAGAATAAGAAAATTTATAAATAGATTAACTAAATATTTATATAAAAAAAAATATAATTCTCAATTACATATTAATGATGTTATTGAAAAAATTAGAGGTAAGAAAGGAGAAGATTTAGATGAATTAATAAAAGATAACAAACAAATTAATAATTTAATAGGTGGTTTTGATATTAGATATAATCATATTCAACATCAATTTGCTAATTCAGAATGTGGTGTTTATTCAATAAATTTTATTATTAGATTGGTAGGAGGTGAATCTTTTGATTCTGTAATTAATGATATAACAAAAGATGAAGAAATGAATGCAAATAGAAAAATATATTTTAGGAATGTTAATTAATTTTTTCAATCATAAAACTTAAATTATGTGATAAATTATGAAAATTAATTGGTAATCCTTTGGAATCTTTAAAATCTATTTCTAATTTATCAATATTAAATGGTTTCTCAAATTTAAACTGACATACTGATTTACCATTAAAATGTAAAATACCAAAAGGAACTTCATCAGATAAGTTATTTAAAAATAGATATACTTTATCAATCACTCTTAAATCCCAAATTTTATCAGCTATATGAATTTTTTTATTTTCAGAACTAGAAGTAAATCCTAAATTTTCAGTTGATAATAAAGTAGGAATAATAGATAATTCATCTAGATTACATTCAATTATTATTTTTTGTTGTTTATTTAATTTAATCTCTATAATTTCATTTAAATTTTTATTAGATAATTCAACATTTAAAATTTCTATTAAATCATCTATGTTATATTTACCTTCAGAAACATTTAAAATTATTTCATCGTTTTTATATAATAATTTTAATACATTATTCTTATTTTCTTCAATATTAAATAATGGGATGGGTATGGAATAAGACATCAATTTTATTCCTATTGCATCATTTATTTTATCTAATTGAAACGTATATTTAGATTCATTATTTTGGTTTGATACTTCGATTTGTAATTGATTAGTTCTAAATAAATAATCATAATTTTTAATTAATTGTTTTAGGTCAGAATCTTTTTTATTTATTTCAATATCTTTAAGATTTAATTCAGCAGTTCTAGTGTCTAAATCACTATTTTTAATGTTTAATACTTCAAATTCACTAGCTATTTGTTTTTTAATTTCGATTATTTTTTCATAATTATTATTTTGTTGTAATTTTATATTTTCTTGTCTTAATTCATCAAGTTCATTATTTAGATAGTCTATTTGTTGTTTTAAATTGTTTATTTTAGAAGTATCTTCTTTAACTTCTATATTTACCATTTTCAAACTATTTTTTAAATCATTAAATCTATCATTTGATTCATCTGAAATCTGTTGTTTATATTGATTTCTCATTTCAGCTTCTTTTCTTAATTCTATTTCTCTGATCATCTGATTGCGTTTTGCTTCAATATCAAAATCATTTTTATTAGTAGTAATTTGATCATTATTATCATTGAATTTTACTCTATTTTGCTCCTTAATTATATTATTTGAATTTATGTTTGATTGTGGAAAATTTTCACTTGTAAAATCAATATTATTATTACTTTGAGGTACTTTTAGATTATCTCTATCTGATTGTAGTCTTTTTAGTCTATCTTCAAAACTATGTGTATCTTCAGTTAATTCTTGATCAATTAATGGTTTATCTATATTATCTAAACTCATTAAATCATCCCTTGAATCATTTACCAAACCTTGAAAACCTCTATTGAAATCAGATGATTTCATATTTTGAAAATCTATTTTACCATTTGATTGAGACTCAGTTTTAATATCGTTTCTTAGTTCCATTTTATCAGGATTAGTTTTTTTTGATTTTAAAAATTCAGGTGTTGGAGGCTTTTGATTTTTCATATTTAATTCATTCTGTCTCATTTGTTGAATATTTTCCATCATAGAATTAACATCTTTAGCATTTCTACCTGTATCATAATTATTAAAAAAATTTTGATCTGATATATTATCAACAATTGGTCTAAAAGCTTGATCTAAACTTGAATCAAATTTACTTTTATTAGAATGAACCCCTGATAAATTTTCATTTTGTTTTTTAGTTATGCTAATTTGTGAAGTAATATTTTTTGTTGATTCTGGACGATCTAAAAATTTATTTCCAGGATTTGGGTTTGATTTAAAATCTCTTTCAAATTTTAAATCTGATGAAGATTGTTGCAAGTTTGCTAGAACATTACTTTTTTTAATTTCATCTAATGATTCATTTAATGAATGTTTTTTAAATTGATTAAAAATAGAATTAAAATTATCTTTATTGATTTTTGTTGAATCAATTGATCTATAAACTATTTTCATATTTTTTATTAATATATTTATTAGTTTTTCTTTACCTTCACGGGTTAAATTTTGATAATTTGATTGTTGTAATATTACTTTGTTTAGTCCAGCTATAGTTTTTTTTGAAAAAAACTCACTCTGTAATTCTTCTGACATTATTGATAAAGTGTTTTTTTTTTAAATATTTACGATTTTTATGCGTTTATATAATTCAATCATCAACAGACTTTTCTGAAAAATTTCCATTATCTAAATCTTGATTTACTATTTTATTTATTTTCTTAACTTTTTTTTTTATTTCAGTTTTTTCTTTAATTGGTGGTTCTACTTTACTTTTAATATCAGATTCATTTAATTCAGAACTATTAATATCTTCAATATGATCATCAATTTTAATAATCATTGTTTCACCATCAAAAGCAGCAATCTTATCCCATGGTGGATAATAAATATCTGATTGTACATATTGATCTTGTTTTAGAATACCATGTATAATTAATGCCATCTTTGCAGCATTTTGTTCACCTTCTTTCTTAGATGATCCAATACCAAAACTAATACATCTTTTTTCTAATGGACAATCTGGTTCAACATCATGACATTCAACACCCATAATATATTTACGTTTATGAGGTGGTCCTTCAAAATGAATAGTAACATATTGAGGAAATTTCCATTTATTTTGATGATGAATTCTTAATAATTGATCTTTATAATTATTATCACAATATAATTTTTCAGAATAATCTATCATTGTTTCTAACATATTTATTATTAAAAACATACATGGTTCAAATCCATTTGATAAAAATAATGCTCCAATAAATGATTCAAAAATATCTTCATGAATTTTTTCTAAATTTCGACCATTCATTAATTCAATTTGTTTACTAATTATAAAAAATTTACTTAGTCCTATTTCTTTTGACCAAATAGATAAATTTTTTTTATCTTCTATTTTTGTTTGTAATCTTGTCATAAATCCTTCATCTTGTTTTGGATATCTATGAAATAGATACATAGATACAATCAATTTTAGAACACGATCACCGAAATATTCCAAACGTTCATAACTTTTATCCATTAAATCTAATAATTCATCAGGATTTCCTAATTCATTTCTAGCATCAGATAATATATTAGATGGATAAATATCTTTTTTACAGTATGATTTGTGAGTAAATGCCTGTCTAAAATATTCAATATGATTAATTTTATCTAAATTGACATTATATTGATTTAAAATTTGAATAATATCTGATTCATTTACTAAGACATTATTTAAATTGTATGGAATATGAATAACTTCATCTTCACCATCGGGGTTTTTAATAATGAAACCATCATTCATATAATTTGTATTAACTATGCATTTTTCCATTAATTATAAAGAAATTATTTCTATAAATAAATGTTCAATTTTTTTTACACCTTTGTACAATTAAAACGCCGACTTAACAACAAATAAAATATACAAATTAGTAAAAATTTGGTTATAACCCATCGTGTAATGGGTATGAAGTTTTACAAGGAAAAAATTATTTTTCATATAGCTAACCGATAGACATCGTAATTATTCAAACCTTTACACCCTTGAAGATTTAAAATGAGACAAAATGATGTTCTTCAAGGTTTATCCATTTCAGGAAAATGTAAATTTTGAGTATGTTGCATCGTCAAATACAACTGATGAGTTTTAATGTGTATCTTTTATTGTTCCTACCTAAAA